AGTTCTATAAATTTATAGAAAGGCTTCGCCATCAATTCTCCAAACTATTTTTAGATGTGTTGCGCGTTCAACTTCTGCTAAAAGGAGTTATGACTGACAATGATTGGCACGCATTAAGATCTCAGATAAAAATTGTATTTAATACTGACAATTATTTCTGGGATTTAAAGGAAGCTGAAATACTTTCAGAGCGTTTGAAGATGCTTTCTTTTGTTGATCCTTATATTGGAAAATATTTTTCAACAGAATATGTTCGCAAAAATATATTGCGTCAAACTGAAGAAGATATGCAAATAATGGATAAACAAATGGAAGTTGACAGAGAAAGAATGAGACAAGAAGAGATGGCTGCTTTGATGCAACAACAAGCCGCCGCAGGAGCTCCGGAGCAACAATGAAAAGCATAACACAGACCCTAATAAAAAAAGGATTGAATGGCCTTCTGATGGAGGATGAAAATTATTTTAAAGAAAATGTTATAAAAACAATTAGCTTTAAATTAAACGAATCAATCAAAGAAGTAAAGGGAGCTTTTCAAAATAACTTATTATTAACCCCAAAGTTTACTAAAAAAAATGAAGATGTATATAAATTTGTAAACTTTGTAGAAAATTTTAAACCAGGAAAATATGGTTTTAAAAATGGGATGAATATAAATATTTCAGATTTAGAAGTTGAAAGATTAACAAAATTGTTTGAAAGTCTAAATCCAGAAAACAGACAAACAATGGCTGAAACCATTTTTGAAAGTCCAGAATCATTTAGACAGCACATCGAATTTTCAAACAAAGCCAAAGGAATTATATGAAAAACGACATCCGCAACATGATAAAAACAGCAATCGAAGAAGATGCTCTAAACTTTAAAAATCATACATCAAAAATTTTGTATGAAAAAGTTGGGCAAAAGCTTGATGAACAGTACAAGGTCGTAGCAAATAACTTATTTAAGGTACAAAATGAAGCTAATAACGGAACTAACTGAAGATATAAAATACATCAAAGAAAATGTCGGCAATGGAGACAAATTGTACTTCATTGAAGGCGTTTTTATGCAATCTGATGTAAAAAATAAAAATGGAAGAATTTATCCTCAAAATACTCTTTTAAAAGAATGCAAAAGATATATTAGCGAATACGTAGATAAGGGTCGTGCTTTAGGTGAATTAAACCACCCCACAGGACCAACAGTAAACCTTGATAGAGTTTCACACATAGTAAAAGAGCTCTACGAAGATGGAAAAAATGTTTACGGAAAAGCAAAAGTCCTTGACACCCCAATGGGTAAGATTGTAAAAAATTTGATTGACGAGGGTGCACAGCTAGGTGTTTCAACACGTGGCATGGGATCTCTCAAAGCAAAAAATGGTTACCAAGAAGTTCAAGAAGATTTTATGCTTGCCGCAATTGACATTGTAGCAGACCCATCTGCACCAAATGCCTTTGTTAACGGAATTATGGAAGGAAGAGAATGGATGTTCCAAAATGGTATGTGGAGCGAAAGAAGACACGAAGAAGCCATAAAAACAATTAAAAACTCTTCAAGCAGAAACTTAAATAAAAATATTGTAAAAATTTTTGAGAACTATTTTAAAAATATATGAAAAGCATATCTAATGACACCAAATATTATCTGACCAGTTCTTTAAACTATAGAAACCAATATTTTAAAGAGGCTGCTGGTGCGCAGTTAGAAAAGCCAGATTCAAATCTTTCTGGGTTTATGTCCAAATATGGCAAAAAGAAAAAAGATAATTTAGCAGCATCTGTTTCAGGTGGAGCTGGTTCAGGTGGTGGCAGTGGTGGGGAAAAAGTAGAAAATATAATGTTTGGCGATATGTCAGGCGAAGATATTGGAAATGCTGCCACGGCATACGCAACAGGTGGACTTCTTTCTATGTTTGGTCCTTCTATCGAAAAAGCAACAAAAATTGCTGGTTTAAATTTAACAAGAAAAATTTTCCCAGGCAGTTCAACTGGAGGGAGACTTGCAGGAAAAGTTGGAGCGGATATTGCATCAAATGTTGTGTCAAATTTGACAGGACAAATAAGAAAACTTTCTGGTTTTGATTTTGTAAATAAAAATTTGGCAAATATAGCAGACGAACAAATGCATAATATCATGCAAGGCTATGGTAAAAAAACTTTTCTTATTCCAAAGAGTACGGAAAAGCGTTATGAACGAACAGAAAGACCAAGAAGTTACCAACCATAAAAATTTTTTACTAATTCAAAATTAAATTACTTATAAATATTTTAAATCGATAAAGGATCCTTTGATTATGAAAACTAATAAGAAAACAACAATTTCAGAAGCCGCTGCCGAGGCTATGGGCCTAGGTGGTGGAGACTACGATACATCTGGTCGTGGTTCTATGGACGGAACTGGTAAGGGACCCATTGTTCCTACTCCAGTTGTAACAGGCGCACCCGCAATCACATCTGGAGTTCCCGGTGCTGGAGCTGCCCCTGCAGCAGTATCGGGAATGGTTGATTCTTCTTCGGAAGAAGAACCTGCCGAAGAAGAAACCAATGAAATGCAAGAACAAGCCCGCGATCAATTCCGCAGCGCTTTGGTTTCTCTTCTTGGCGAAGATGTCGATGAAGATCTAATTGTAAAATTAGAAGGAATTTTTGAAGCAGCTGTAACAGAAAGAGTCGAACAAACCGTTTCTACAATCGTAGAGGGTGTTGATGAAAATGTCAAGACATATCTTGACAACGTCACGGAAGCCCTTGTCGAAAAAGTAGACGACTATTTGGATTACGTAGTTGAAGAATGGATGCAAGAAAATGCTGTCTCGGTTGAACAAGGAATCAAGACACAAATTGCAGAAAACTTCATCTCTGGTTTGAAAGATTTGTTTGAAAACCATTACATCGACGTTCCAAATGAAAAATATAATGTTTTGGATGAGCTCTATGCAGAAAATAGAGATCTTCAAACCAAGCTAAACGAAGCAATCAACCACAACATTGAACTAAACAAAGAAGTTTCTTTGACAGAATGTGCTGGAATCTTTGTTGCAGAAACAAGAGATATGGCAGACACACAAGTTGCTAAATTGCAATCTTTGATGGAAAATGTATCTTTTGGATCGCCAGAAGAATACAGAGAAAAACTAGTAGCAATTCGTGAAAACTACGTAAATGCTACAAGAGTTTCTTCTCCAGCAAGAATTGCTGAACCAGAGCAAACATTTGCTTCAGTAAAACAATCCCCAACTACACTTGTTGAAAGTTATGTTGGCGCTTTAGGTCGTTTAAATAAGAAAATTTAATTTTCTAAATAATTTTAACTCACAGGAGATATATTTCAAATGCAATTCGCAGAAAATACACCATATGACGTATTAACCGAGAAGTGGGAGCCAGTCCTTGGACATGATGCTCTTCCTTCTATCCAAGATGACTACCGTAAGAAAGTTACAGCAGTTCTCTTGGAGAACCAAGAACAAGCTCTCCGTTCTCAGTACTTGACTGAAACAATGAGCTCCAACAACCTAGGAATGCCTCAATCATACAGCAACACCCCAACTGTTGCCGGATATGATCCAGTACTCATCTCTTTGGTTCGTCGTTCCATGCCAAACTTGATGGCCTATGATATTTGCGGCGTTCAACCAATGACCGCCCCAACAGGCCTCATCTTTGCTATGCGTGCCCAATATCAAGTACAGGGTAATGCAGACAGTGCTTACACAACAGCCAAAGAAGCTATGTTCCAAGAACCACAAGCCTCCTTCGGTGGCTCTGGCTATACTCTTGGTTCGACCTTCGCAGCATCCAGAGGATTGTCGGCTGCATGGAACTACACTGATGGAGTCAGAGGTTCTGCAGCGGAAATCGCAGCTCTTCGTGGCATTTTGACCAACTTTGGTGAAGGAATTGGAAACAATCCACTTGGTATTACCACACAAGGTGGATTTAATCTTGCATACTACACTGGTGCAAATAATCCATATTCAAACTTCAACCAAATGTCTTTCTCCATCGACCGTGTTGCAGTACAAGCTCGTACACGTGCAATGGCAAGCAACTACACAGTTGAATTGGCACAAGACCTCAAGGCTGTTCACGGTCTTGACGCTGAAGCTGAATTGGCAAACCTACTCAGCACAGAAATTCTTGCCGAAATCAACCGTGAAATCGTCAGAACAATCTACTATGTTGCTAAGAGTGGTTCACAACAAAGAGACCTACAGAACATAGGTGAATATGACCTTGATATAGACTCAGACGGTCGTTGGTCTGCCGAACGTTTCCGTGGCCTAAGCTTCCAGATTGAGCGTGAATGCAATTATCTCGCCAAGGAAACTCGCCGTGGACGCGGTAACTTCATCATCTGCGACAGCGATACAGCTTCTGCTCTCGCAATGTCAGGATTCATGAGCTTGAGCCCAGCAATTGCTCCTCAACTCAATGTTGATGACACACAAAGCACATTTGCCGGTGTAATCAACGGCAAGATTCGTGTATACATCGATCCATATAGCCCAGCCGGTTATAACTTCTTCGTCGCTGGCTATAAGGGTGAATCGCCATATGATGCAGGTTTGTTCTACTGCCCATACGTTCCTCTACAAATGGTCCGTGCTGTCGATCCAAATACTTTCCAACCAAGAATTGGATTTAAGACACGCTACGGTGTCGTTGGAAACCCATACGTCTTGAACAGCTCTGGCGTACCAGATGCTGAAACCTTGACCTCGGGTCTCAACCAATACTACCGCTTTACAGCTGTTAAAAACCTCCACGGTAACACAATCTGATTCGTAGTGTAACTTAAAACTTGGAAAACCTCCCGAGAAATCGGGAGGTTTTTCTTTTACCATAAATATTTGTATGGCAATATGCACAGAAAATTTAAATCCTCTTTATAACAATTATTTTCAATTGTTTTTTGGCAGAGGAACAAAAAGAATGGAATTGATGTGCCAAAAAGTTTCTTTGCCGGGTATATCAATCGGTGATCAACCACAACCCACTACACTTGGAACAAATATTCCTGTTCCAACGCTGGGCATACAGTTTGAACCACTTAGCGTAGAATTTATTGTGGACAGTGAATTAAAAAATTGGAAAAGTATTTATTCTTGGATCAGAAACGTAACAAATATAAAAGATGATTCGGGTTACAATTTAGATTACCAAGACTGGCACCATCAGGCAACTTTGACGTTGTATAGCGCAACAGATAAATGTGGCCCAACATCCATAAATTTTTGGCATATTATTCCCACATCTTTAAGCGGAATGTTATTCCGTTCAGACAGTTCGGATGCTTTACCACAGTCAGCGACATGTAAATTTAAGTATTCTTACTATACCATAACCCCAGACGCCCCAACAAATTTAAAAAATACTATTTAAAAATAATCTTCTGGATTATCTGACCAGCTTTCTGGATTTTCTGGGGGCTTCTCCGGATTATAAGGTAGGTTATTAGTTTCTGGTTTGACTGCCTTGCGTTTCTTCTTCTTGGGTGGGGTTTCGGGCTCTTCTGCATCAAAGGCCTCAGAATCGCCTTCTATCTCTATATCTTCATCAATTTCTATTACACTTTCTACACCCTCAAATTGGTCCATCATTTCGTTTACAAAATTTACAAAATCTTCATTTGTAAACAAGTCGTTTAATAACTGAAGCCCAGGAATTACGTCCGGATTTGAATTATTGCTGGATGGGGCAATAGATTTTGGATCTGTTTGAAGTGTCATAAAATACACCTCATACATTTTTTCCAATTCTAAATTTGGCATACCCATATACACTAAAACTGTTTTAGGTAAAATTATTTCGTAGCCCTTTATATTTGCTAGGTAGTTTGTAAGTTTTACGTATTCTACCATGTTATTTTTTTCATCTCTGGAAATATAATTTTCCAAAAGAGCTGGGCAGGATATTTTAATTTGGTCTGGGGCAATATCACTCACTAGCGAGATTAGTTCTTCGCCAGAGGTAAGTTTAAGAACTCTAAGTGCACCCGAGAAAGAATCTGCGGGAAGTGAATCGGACATAGGTATGTCCTCCCTTCCTTATTATTTATCTTTTGAAAGATCATCAAACCCCATTGAAAATACTCTGTGGTCAAATTTTTCTTTTTTATAAATTTTAATTCGTTCTTCAAAATGTTTTAACACGTGATTTTTATATGACTTCCAAGATAAGTCATCTACAATATCATATACTTTCAATGTTTTCTTTTTTTCCGATACTCTTAATCCACGACCAATGCTTTGCAGCAACCGTATCACTGATTTGGTCGGTGATGCAAATATGATATTATCAAGATTGACAATATTGATCCCAGCAGAAGTAGTACCGTAGGAAGCAACCAAAATGGCATCCTGTTCTTTATCAACGACTTTTCTGATATATTCTCTTGCTTCAGCTTCTGTTTTTCCATGGATAAGATATATTTGTCTATTGCTTCCCGCTGCTTCCAAGAGAGCTGCCAATGGCTTCCCGTGCGACTCCACATAATTGTAGAGGATGAGAGTGTTTCCTTTTGTTTTAAGGGCAAGTTCTTTGATGAACTCGTTTCTTTTTTCATTGGTTATTATCCATTTAATCTCATCTGCGTATTTTTGTTTTTTTAATAAATTTTTTTCTTCTTCTTTATATTTAAGAATTATGCAATCTACACCAAGAGTTGCTAAAAGACCCTTGTTCATAAGATTTTTTGTTTGAATAAACTGTACTGCAGGCCCCAATATGCCTTCAATACTGAGTCTATGGGCTTGTGTTTGTTGTAGAGTTCCTGTGGTGCCTATACGAAACCAAGCTTTTGAAAGTTTTTGTCCAATAAAATTTATTGATTCCGCTTTTGCTTGGTGGCACTCATCAAAAAATATTGCATCAAATTGATCAAACCATTGTTTTGGTAATTTGTATATTGATTGCCACGTAGATATCACTATCTGTTTTTCTGTTTGTTTTTCTGCGCCAGAAGATATTTTATGTATGTATTTTTTTGAAGACCAGGATTTATCTTTAGCAGAATAGTCAAAAAAATCTGCTTCCATCTGGTTTACTAGGCCAACAGTTGGAACTAAAATCAATATTTTTCGGTCTATAGGCAATACCTTTTGCAGATATCGAACCAAGACGTATATAATAAGACTTTTTCCAGAGCCAGTCGGTGAAATTATCACAGAACGATGATTGTTCAATGCATGCAAAATAGCTTTTTTCTGGTGGTCGTGCATTTTTACCGCACTTTTCTTCACCGAGACTGTCAAGGTATCGTAAAAGGTAGAAAGTTGTTCCTCTGTTATGCATAGTTTATTTTTGCTTTCTTTTATGTTTAAAGAATAGCTTCGGTCTCTGCAAAACTTTTCAAGATAAATTTTTAATCCACGTGGAAGAGTAGAGGAAAGCACATCATATAATCTTATTTTTCCATCCCAAAGTCTTTTTTTAAACATGGGCATGTACTGTGCCCCAGGAACCATAAAAGAAAAATAGTCTCTTAGTTCTTGTTTAAGACCTTTTTCCGCTTTTATATAATAGCGGACTTCATCAACAGATTCTACATCAATATCCACATAATATTTAGACTATGCCATTCATCATTTTTTGCCAGTCTATTGCAGACTTTATAGTAAAATTTCTATTATTGAGTGCCTTTAAAAACTCTTCTACCATTTTTACTTTTATCTCGGCTAAAGCAATTTTAGATTTTAAATTTATTAGTTTTGTATCACCTTCTAAAAACTTTTCCACATCTGTTTTTAATAAATCCAAATCAAATTCTTCTTCGCCCCATTCAGTAAGTTCTTCCTTTGAAGCCTTTCCTGTTATTATTTTCCACTTACGCAATCTTAAAATTGCATAGTCATTATGATACTTTGTAAGTAACAATTTAAAATCAGACAATAAGTTTAAGTACTTACCGTGTATTTGTGGTATCTTTAATGCTTCAGAACCTAGTTCTGTAGAATCAACTTGAGAATCTTTAGTTATGTTTTGTTTTAGTTCTTCTAAGTCCATTTAAATTAAAAATACTATAAGACACTAAAATGTCAACTAAATATGGTTGACATTAAAAAATAAAGTATTATATTATTATTATGATTTTAGATTTAAGAGAAATACCAACGGTGTGGATAAATCTTGATTCTGCAACAAAAAACGCAGAAGCAATGGAAAAAAAATTAAAAGATCATGGTTTTAAATACACTTATAGAAAATCCGCTTGTGTAATAGAGCCTCCTGAAAACACACACTCGTCAATAAAACATTATGTTGGATGTGGACAATCCCATTTAGATATTTTAGAAAATAAAGATTACGGAACCCCACTTCTGATACTTGAGGATGACGCCGAGTTTACAGAGGCGTTTAATCCTGTTATGAACATACCAGATAATGCAGATGGCGTATATCTTGGCATTTCAAAGGGAAATGTGTATTATCAGAGCAAAAGATATAATCCAGACTATTTAAGAATAGCAGGCATACTGGCCACACACGCTATTCTTTATATAAATGAAGAATATAGAAAAAAAATGGCAGAGGTTGATAGGCATTGTATTTACAATTTAAAAAGACCTTGGGATCTTGGTGCAGCTGGATTGCAACAAGAATTTAAAGTATATACTCCCAGCAAACCGTATTTTTATCAAGCAGATCACAGGGATTCGGCCAATAAATGGGAAATGCTCACAGACAGTCCTCTTGAAAATAGAAATTCTCCAAATCTATGATAACTTACAATACTATTGGTCGGCATGGAAGATTTGGAAATCAGATGTTTCAGTATGCAGCTCTTTACGGGATTGCAAAAAAGAACAATTATGAATTTGGTGTTCCGAGTAAAAATAGAAGCCCAGATGAATACATAGATTACTGTCTACCAGATTGTTTTAAAAATTTATCAGCAAAAGATTCTTCTGGATTAATACAAAAAAATTATGCAAAAGAAAAAAGTTTTTCTTTTGATGAAACAATTTTAAATATTCCAGACTTTACAGATATATCTGGTTACTTTCAAACAGAAAAATATTTTAAAAATTATAGAAGTAATATTTTAAAAGAATTTGATTTTTATCATGATATCAAAACTAAAGCAACCGATATACGATCAAAAATTACCGATCCAGTTATAAGTTTACACATAAGGCTAGGAGATTATCTTTATCTCACAGATAGCCATCCAGTTTGCAGCCAAGAATACTATAAAGAAGCATTGAGCAATTTGCCCAATGATATTTGTATCTATATTTTTAGTGATGATATGTACAAAGCTGCAAATATATTTCAATCTTTAGATAGAAAGTATATCTTTCCAGAAACCAATGATAAATATCTTGATATGTGTCTAATGACTATGTGTGATTATCATATTGTAGCAAATAGTTCTTTTAGTTGGTGGGGCGCTTGGCTGTCAGATTCTAAAAAAGTTATTGGGCCATCCAAATGGTTTGGAGATAATCCAAATATGCCAAGAGACTGGTCAGATATTTATTGCAAAGAATGGATGGTTATATGAAAATTGCTATTTGTTTATCAGGACAACCTAGATTTTTAGATATTGGTTTTCATTTTTTACAACGATATCTAATAAACCCAAATATTCAGCATGAAATTGATTTCTTTATCCACAGTTGGTACGATTCGGATGAAGTTGGAAATTTTTTTGATTCAGCTCAGGAATCTCAAAAAAGCATGGTAGGAAAAATTTCAGTTGACTCTGATAAACTTTTAATAAATTATTATAAACCAAAAAAATTTATAATAGAACCTCAAAAAAATTTTGATAAGTATACAAAAAAATTAAAAACATCAACAAACGCAAAACAAAATATTTTGTGCAGTTTGTTTTATTCGATGTATATGGCAAACAATCTTAAAAAAGATTACGAAATACAAAATAATTTTATTTATGATATTGTATTAAGAACGAGAACGGATATAGTATATTTTAATGAAATAATTTTTGATAATTATATAAATAATCTGAATAATATAAGTGTCCCCAAAAAATATTTTTTGGACCAAGAATCATTTAATAATAAAAATAAACCGATGCCAGATATATTTGCTTTTTCAAATAGTAGAAATATGGATATTTTTTGTTCCGTGTATCCTGAATTTTTAAATTTAAATTCTGAAATAGATCCAGTATATGGAGAAAATTATTTGGGCGAATGGGTTAGAAATAAAAATAAATTAAATATATCACCAATAGACTGTAATTTAACTTTTGTACAAAGAACAAATTTGGCAATTATATGAATGTAGTAATACCACTAGTAGGCGAAGGAAAACGTTTCCAATTAGGTGGCTTTGAAGAACCAAAGCCATTAATAAAAATTTTTAATAAACCAATTCTCCAACATTCCATAGAGTCTTTAAATATTGATGGTAATTATATTTTTGTTGTTAGAGAGTATGAAAACAACAAATGGAACCGAGAGCTGTCCTCTCTAATAAAATCGTTGAAACCAAATTCAAAAATTATTTTATCAAAAAAGTTGACTAGAGGTGCTGCAGAATCTGTTTTATTAGCAAAAGAAAACATAAATGATGACACGCCTCTTATAGTAACAAATTGTGACCAATATATAGATTGGCAAGAAAACGAATTAAATAATTTTTATTTTTCTATTTTAGAAAAAAATTGCGACGCACTTGTAACAACTTTTAATCATATAAATCCGGAACACATAAAAATAAATGAAAAAACTCCATACTCATTTATTAAAATAAATAAAGATGGTGACGCAACCCAATTTTCTGAAAAAATTGCAATAAGCAAGTTGATGTTAAATGGTATACATTTTTGGAAGAGAGGTAGTATGTTTGTTCAATCTGCTGAATCTATTATTGAAAAAAATATAAATTATAATAATGAATTTTATGTATCGTTAACTTTTAACGAATTAATTCAAAAATATAAAGTAAAACATTTTCAAATGACAGATTCAAGTTTTTATTCATTGGGAACACCAGAAGATGTGGAGTTATTTAAAAATAAAAAAATACTAAAATGAAAACAGCATTACTATTATCTGGACATTACAGAACATTCGACACAACATCCAATTTTTGGAAAAAAAATGTAATAGATCAATTTTGTTGCAACGATCACGTTTATCTCTCTACCTATAATACAGATGGTAGGAGATTAAATAAAGAAATTGACATACGCACTCAAGGATCTTTAAATAATGCTTTATTTGATGGAACATTTTTAAATTTAGATAAAATAAAAGAAAAAAATATTTTTAAAGACATTATATTTGACGATTATCAAATTATAGAACAAAAAGAAAATTTTAAAGAAAAAACAAAATTAATTAAAAATATAATATTTAAAACTTTTAATCAAGACAGAAGAATGGAGTGGTTCTTTTCTCTTTATTATAAAAAACTGGATGGTTTAAAAAATTTAATAAAAAAAGATTTATATGACGTTGTTATTTGCAGTAGACCTGATTATGCGCCGAAATCAGTATTTTTTAATAGTGAAACATTAGATAAAGAAAAAATTTATCTATCAAGATTAAATATAGAAAACGGTTATCATGATTTTTTTATAATAGGTTCACCGCAAAATTTATTAAAAATATTTAATATATACCACGATATAAATGATATTTTAATTCCCCATGTAATAAATCTTGGTAAAATTAATGAAATAACATGTGGACATACTTTACTTACACACTATATTGATGATATATTAAAATTAAAAGAAAATATAGTAGAAATTGAATTGAATGGAGAATTAGTAAGATGAAAATAAAAATGTATTTTGTTACGTATAATCGACCGAACGATTTAAATGAAACTCTGGAATCTTTTTTTAATACTGATCTATTTTTAGATAGTGACTATGACCAAGTTGAAAAAAACGTCTATGTAGTAAATAACCACTCTAACTTTATATTAAATGAAAAATTTAAAAACAAAGTAAAAGTACTCCATAATGTGCTTAGGCCGGATTTTTCCTGTGGCCATTTAAGTCGAAATTATAATGAAATTTTTATTAATGGATTTAAAAATTTAAACAATCCCGACTGTGATATCTTAATGCACAGCCACGACGATAATTATTTTGATAAAAACTTTTTTAAAAATTTATTAGAATATAATAAAAAATATGATATTATAACTTTTTCTCAAGGCTGTGGTTTTATGGCTTACACGCCTGAGGCAATAAAAAAAGTAGGTATGTGGGATGAAAGATTTTGCACAATTGGTTATCATGAAGGTGATTATTTTCTTAGAGCGATAAAATATAATGCTGATAAGACTAGCATAAATGATCCAAATCAACTTAGAACTTGGAATCCGCTCCCGCATATAGTTTATAAGATGCCTCACACACATTTGAACACAGCTCATAGAGAAAGCCAAAATTACTATTCAATTTGCAGGCAACTTTTTGAATTAAAATGGTCTGGAGTCAAAGATACAAATTTTTCAGCAAAAATATTAAATATTTTGTCTGACCCAGCGATACCTATGCACATGATGTATCCATATTTTGAAAAAGATCTATATGATATTCAAACTAAATACTTTAAACAAATAGACCTAAATGGAAGGAAATTTATGTCATGAAATTATTTAAATACGAAGAATTAAAATCAAATATAAATGGTTTAAAATTTATTCCAAATTTATTGGAATACAATAACAATGACGATTGGATAGAAAATGTCTATATGTCAAATACAGTGACAAATATAAATGAAAAACACCAAAAAATTACACAAGAATTTTCAGAAAAAAATAAATTAGTCTTAAAATCATTAATCGATGATCTCAAAGCAAAAAATATGTTTAATGTTATTCTTGAAATAGGAGTAAATAGAAGCGGAGAACATTCTTCAACTCAATTCATACTAAATAATAAAACCAAGGATACAAAATATATCGGTATTGATATGCAACCCGGTTTAATTGCCAGTATTTATAGTGAACAACAAAATAATTATGGTTTGGCAACAGATTCAAGTAATTACGACCAAATTTTAAAATATATTAATAGTTTAGGTGTCTCTAAAATAGATTTATTCATCATAGATGGCTGGCACTCTGTCAATCAAGTAGTCAAAGACTGGAAGTTTACAGATATTTTAAATTTAAATGGTCACGTTTTAATGCATGACACAAACTACCATCCAGGCCCTTATTGTGTATATGAAGCTATTGATGAAAATTACTATAAAAAAGAAAAACACTTATCTTCAGAATTATATGATTGGGGTGTAGCAACAGCTACAAAAATTAAAAATTATTGAAATGAAAATTTTTAATTTAAAAGATATGCATAGAGGATGGTTTATTGGTGATTTTGAGCCAAGTGTGTTAAAAACAAAAGATTTTGAAATTGGAATTTTAACACACAAAAAAGATGAAACGTGGCCGAAGCATTATCACAAAATTGCCACAGAATATAATGTATTATTAAAAGGAAAAATAAAATTTAATAATACAATAATAGATTGTGGAGATATTTTTATTTTTGAGCCAAATGAAGTATCAATTCCAATTTTTTTAGAAGACTGTCAAATTTTATGTGTTAAAACGCCTTCAGTTATAGGTGATAAATATATATTGTAATAGGAGACTAATATGAATTTATTTGTAAATGAAAATGATTTAGACAAAAAAAAATACTTCATAGTAAATTATAAAATAGAAACTAATAAAAATTTAAAAGAAGCTGCATGGAATATTGCAATAGGTCAAAGTGTTGGAAATCCAAACGTAAGAAATAAATGGGAAACAGAAAAGCTATTTGAAGATCATTCGTGTTTAATTTTGGCAAATGAAAGCGAACTTGCTAAAAAAGTTGAAGGAGAAGTAAAAATAGCTTTTCCAATAATTAATACGTGCTGGGAAACCGATGGAATAAGCCATCTACTATGTCAAATTCTTGGAGGTCATGTTGATATAGATTTAATAAAAAAATGTAGAGTTTTATCAATCAGTTTTCCAGATACTGTAAAAAAGTATTTTTTAAAACCAAAATTCGGAATAACTGGAATTAGAAGTTTTACGGGACAATATAATAAACCGCTATTTGGTGCTATTATAAAACCAAAAATAGGAATAAGCCCAGAAACTCTTCTTGATATGGTAAAAGAACTGGTCGATGGTGGTGTTGATTTCATAAAAGAAGATGAGATAATGTCAAACCCTTCTTTTTGTCCTTTAAACAAAAGAGTAGAATTAATATCAAAATACCTTTCCACACAGTCTAAAAAAGTGGTATTTTGTCATACAATAAATTGCGATCCCCACATATTAGAAAGTCGCGTAAAAGAAGTTTATTCTATGGGTGGAAATGGAGTGCATATAAATGTATGGAGTGGTTATGGTGCATATAATAGCATCAGAAAATTAAATCTTCCTTTGTATATCCATTTTCAAAGTAGTGGGGCTAAAGTGATTACAAATAAAACTAATCAATTTAGTATTAGTTGGACTGTAATTTGTCAGATTGCTAGTATGGTAGGCGTTGACACAATACAGACAGGAATGGTGGGTGGTTATAGCAACGACGATCCGGAAGAAATATTAGATTGTATAAAAATTTTACGTGAAGGAAACACGATACCGGCACTAAGTTGCGGTATGCATCCGGGCCTAGTTGAAAAAATTACATCTCTGGTAGGAACAGATTATCTCGCAAATGCCGGGGGCGCCGTTCATGGCCACCCAAATGGAACATTGTCTGGATCTTTTGCAATGCGCCAAGCAATCGATAAAAATTATGGAAAAGAATATAAAGAAGCAATCAAAAAATGGGGTAAAGTTGATGCTTAATTTTATATTAGAGAAAATAAAATGAAAATAATATCACATAGAGGAAATTTAAATGGCCCCGATAGCTCAATCGAAAATAATCCAAAATTTATCGAAACAGCAGTAAAAGCTGGCTTTGATGTAGAGATTGATGTTTGGTATTTAAATAATCATTTTTACTTAGGTCATGACAATCCCGTTTATCAAGTTAGTGTAGACTGGTTAAAAACCATGCCTTTATGGTGTCATTGTAAAAATAAAGAAGCTTTAATAAAACTTCTTGACAATGATGTTCACTGCTTCTGGCACGAATCGGATGAGGTTACTTTAACAAGTAAAAATTATATATGGAATTATTATAAAAATATTTTTCCTACAAAAAAAAGTATTATGGTTTTACCGGAAATGCAAGAAAATATAAATTTTAATAATTTTTATGGTATATGCACCGATTATCCAGAAAGATATGTGAATTTATTATGAACGTCGCAATACTTTTAAGTGGACATTTTAGAACAACAGAGTATCAAAAGTTATTTAATCTTTATAAAAATAATTTAATTGATATAAATAAAAATTATAATTTTGATTTTTTTATAAGTACTTGGTCGGACACAGGTTTAAGAAAAAACTTTGATTATGATTTAGACAGAAATGATGGAATTGTTCCAGGCGATAAGATAGAAGAACAAAAAATAAAAGATATATTCAATCCAGTTTTTTTAAAAATTGAAAATTTTGAAGAAAAATACGATTATTTTAAACAAAAAACAAAAAAAATATATGAACTGCGAGACGAATACATAAAAAATTTTTTAATAGACCCCAACCTACTTTATAATAGAATTTTAGCAAATTGCTCAATGTGGTACAAATGGTCAGATGTAGAAAAATTAAAAAACAATTACAAAACATCAACAAATAAAAAATATGACTGTGTAATAAAAACTAGATGTGATTTAATTTTTAAAAAACCTTTTCCTTTTGATTTAAAAGAATACTCCAACAAAAAAATTATAACACCACCGTGGCCTGATACACGTAGGCCATACAGCACAGATTTAGATTTTAATAAACAAATAAATGATTGGTGGATGGCTGGAGATGAAAGCTTAATTGAAATTATAAATTCACTGTATGATTCTTATGAAAACATTTTTGAAGAAATGAAAGAACCGGATAAAATAAAAGATTTTTTAAATCCACATAGACTTCCTGTATATTTTTTAGAAAAAAATGGAGTTGATATTGCAGCAATTCACAGACTGCCAATTCCATGTACGAATCAAACTAGCATTTGTTCAAGAACAAATATTTTTTAATTTATTTTTGACAAATTGTTTTTATAAGTTAGTATATATATTGATAGCTCGTTTTTAGGAAAAAATATGAAAAATATAAATAAAATTTTAAATGATGTTAAACGTGGAAAGCCAGTCATCATCATCGATGATAGCAATAGAGAAGATGAAGCAGATATAGTTATTGCAGCAGAAGCTGTAAATGAATATAATCTTGTTTTTTCTATGCGTCATGCAAAAGGTTTAATGTGTATCCCATGCACACAAGAAAAATTAAATCAGTTTAATATAAAAATGATGAATTCAAATGGTTTGGATGATTTGGGTACGCCATTTGCAACATCTATTGATGCAGTTGAAGGCACAACTACTGGAATGTCTGTCCACGATAGGCTAAAAACAATTAAAATTTTTGTAGATGAAAATTCTAAACCAGGGCAACTAGCACAACCCGGGCATCTATTTCCATTATGTGGAAAGCCAAATCTCTTAAAAGATAGAAGAGGGCATACAGAATCATCTTTAGAATTAGTAAAGTTGGCTGGGTTTAAACCAATTTCAATTATAATTGAAATTATGAATGACGACGGAACCATGACAAAAGGCAATCAAATATACACTTTTGCCAAAATATATGACTTAAAAATTATTACTGTGGATGAAATATATAATGCCGTTTATAACAAGAGCTTATAACAGAATAAACTATAATAAAAATAATCTTTCAATAATAAAAATAAGTGAAACTGAAAGATTACTTGATGAAATAAATTATTATAAAAACATACCAGAAGATTTAAAATATTTTTTTCCTAATTTTTATTCTTCAAAAGAAGAAAAACCATACAGTTTAGAACTGGAATATTATAGCTATAAAAATATAGCTCACTATTTTATACAAGAGTCTTTTGGGTTGGTATTTTGGGAATCTGTTTTAAAAATTTTATTTGATATTATTAGTAGATTTGAAAATCATGTTTTGGATTTACCTAATGAAGAATCTAAAAAATATGCAAACATGATGTTAATAAATAAAACAGAAAATGAATATTTTAATTTAAAAAATAAATTTTTATATTTTTCCAATCTTTGCTCTAAAAAATCTTTTAAATTAAACAATAAAATATATTTAAATTTTGAAGAAATATGGCCAGAAGTTAAAAAAAATTTAAATAATATAATAGAAAAAAATAATAAATTTTCTTTTATTCATGGCGATTTTTGTTTTTCAAATATTTTATTGGGTTACCACCCATCATTACCAGATAAAACTGTCAAATTGATAGATCCCAGGGGATCATTTGGTTTAAATGGCTGTTATGGGTTAAGTATATATGATTATTCAAAACTTTTGCATTCTATTGATGGTGGTTATGAATCATTTATATATGATGAGTTTAAATTAATAGAAGACTCAGAAAATGATTACAGGCTCACATATAATATGACACAAAATAAAGATATAGCTTTATCTGTTTTTAAATCTATGACAGATAAAGAAAAATATAAAATATACAGTTTAATTCAAGGTTTAATTTTTGTTGGAATGTGCGCAAGACATTACGATGATTTAAACAGACAAAAAGCAATGTATTTGACTGGTGTAAAATACTTAAATGAAAGTCTATAAAAAATTATGTTAAAAATTTGCGTTGACATGGACGGAACAATTTGTAAAAATAAAAATAAGGATCAAGATTATTATGATGTTGAACCAACAGAAAATTGTGTAAAAATTTTACAAAATTTAAAATCAAAAGGTTATTATATTGTGATCCATACCGCCAGAGGAATGAGAACTTTTAATAATAACCACGGTAGAGTTATAGCAGAACATTCTAAAAAATTAACAGAGTGGTTAAAAAAATGGGAAATTCCATTTGATGAATTATTGTTTGGAAAACCACACGTGGATTATTTTATAGACGACAAAGGATACAGATTCGATAATTGGGATAACGTTTACAATTTTTTAACAGAAAAAGAAAAGGAACAAAAAAATGTTTAATTACTTTATAGATACAGCTGATTGCAAATATATCACTTCTTTGTGGGAAAAAATAAAAAAGAATTCATCACAAAAAGCTATGTTGGGGGTGACTACAAATCCAAATGCTTTTTTTAAAACTGGTGACTTGTCACTTAAACAATGGGTAGAAAAATCAAAAGAGTTATCTAATATTATCTGCGAGATTAGAGAAGATTATGAAGGAGAATTGCATATTCAATTTCCCAACTCAAATATAGATGAAAAATATTTTAAAAAATTTATAGATATTCTCCCAGAATTTTCAAATAACAATAAAGTAAAGCTATGTATTAAGATTCCACCATTTCAAAATGCTTTGAATGTGGCAGAAAAATATAAAAAAAATTATAATTTAAATGTTACTGGAACCGCAGATGCATCGACAGCCTTGATGGCATTATCATATGGTATAAAATACCTTTCTATTATTCCTGGAAGAATGGAAGAACAGGGATTAAACGCAAAATCTCATGTTGCTTTTATTCAAAAAAGAAAAAATAAAGAAAATTACATTATAACAGGAAGCATGAGAACACTAGAAGGATTAAAGTGGTGTGTAGAATATGGAACAATCCCCACCGTTGGAACAAAAGTATGGGATCAGATTACAAAAAATAATATAGAAGATGTTTTTAATTATAAGGATACTCCAGAAAATAGAATATCCATTGAAACAAAATTTGGACCATTCACAAGTATTGTAAATAATGATTTATCAAATTCATTTTTTAATGAAATGGATTCAAAAGGAAATAATTGTTTTAATGATTTAATAAATTATTAATATATAAAAAATTATTTAAAATTTTTAAAAAATAACATGAGATGTTTAGTAACTGGTGGAGCAGGATTTACTCTAGAAAATATTGATAAAATCAAAAAGCATCTTGTCTGGAATTCAACTGCAAATTTGCAAGAATAGATTGCAGCAAATACGTGCAATTAATTGACTTTTTTATAATTTATGTTAGTATAATACCGTGGAAAAGAAAAAAAGAAAAAAGTCAAAACCATCTGATGCTGATTATGTAGATAACCAGCAGTTATACAGCTCTTTGGTTGACTATAAAAAAAAGTGTAAAGAAGCAGAATCTAATGGTAAAAAAAAGCCAAAACTTCCAGACTATATTGGTGAGTGTATATTAAAAATAGCCACCAGACTTTCATATAGGCCAAATTTTGCAAACTACCCATATAGAGAAGAAATGGTTTCTGATGGTGTATTAAACTGCATAACCTACATAGACAATTTTGATCCTAAACTTTCAACCAGCCCATTTGGGTATCTTACCCAAATATGCTGGTTTTCTTTTGTTCGTATAATAAACAAAGAAAAGAAAGAAAAGTATACTCAATACAAGTTTGCAGAACAACAAAACAACAAAGATTTTCAAAATTGGTTTAATGAAGTTTATGCGGGTGTTGATGTTGGAAGAAAAGACTTTTTTGGTTTAACCGATTCTGATATGGAAAGATTTGATCAGTTGTGCACCCCCAAAAAGACAAAAAGAAAAAAGTCTAAACTAAACAATAAAAAAAATTCATTGGATATTTGATGAAATCTGTTATTCTTAACGACACCCATTTTGGGTACAAAGGCGATTCTCCAATTGTATTGGAATATTTTTTAAAATTTTTTGAAACAGAATTGTTTCCGTACATTAAAGAAAATAATATAAAAACTATATTCCATTTAGGAGATGTTTTTGATCGTAGAAAATATATAAATTTTAAAACACTAAATCAAGTTCGTTTAAGATTTTTTGAACCGTTAAAAAAAATGAACGTAAAGTGTATAGCCATATGTGGAAATCACGATACTTATTACAGAAATAACAATAATATAAATTCTTTAATAGAATTGGTTTCGTGTTATCCAAACTGGGAAATATACTCCGAACCAACTGAAATAAATCTTTCTCATGGCTGTGTAGCATTGATGCCCTGGATAAATCCGGAAAATGAACAAACTGCTTATGACTTTATTTCAAATACAACTTGCTCTTTGCTTTTTGGGCATTTGGAGTTGCATGGATTTCAAAGCATGAGAGGAGTATTCGTAGAACAAGGATATGACTCAAAATATTTTGATAAATTTGAATATGTTCTTAGTGGCCATTATCACATTAAGTCTAGCCGTGATAATATCCATTATCTTGGAACTCAATACCAGATGGCTTTTTCGGACGTTTGGGAACCAAAGGGATTCCATGTATTTGACTTCAAAGATCGTACACTATCGTTTATTGAAAATCCAAAAAAGCTTTTCTACACGTTTGATTATAATGAGGACGTTCAGGAAAAGATCGATTATTCGGTATTCAAAGATTGTTATGTCAAAATATTTATTAAAAAGCGGACTAAGGCTCCAGCTTTTGAAAAATACGTTGACAAATTCTATGAAGCGGGTGTGGCAGAACTGGCAATAACAGAAGAAGTATCTACAAATCCAGAATTGGTTGCGGTGGATATTCACAAAGATACTTTACAATTATTGCATGAAGAGCTTGGCACAATAGAAGACAATTCTATTGATAAAAAAACACTTGCCAAGATAATAGATGAAGCATATAATTCTGCATTATCAAAGGATGAAGAGTGATTGAGTTTTTAAAAGTAAGATTTAAAAATTTTGGATCATTTGGTACCAATTTTTCTGAAATAAATTTAAATACCAAAAAGACAACATTAGTTACTGGAACAAATGGACACGGCAAATCATTTGCTCTTTTAGACTCTTTGTGTTTTGGTTTATTTGGAAAACCTTTTAGACCAATAAATATACCTCAACTAGTAAATAGCGTAAATGGAAGAAACTGTGTTGTTGAGATTGAATTTAAAAAATCTAACAGCAGTTATCTCATAAGAAGAGGTCTTTCTCCAAAAATATTTGAAATTTTTAAAGACGGAGAATTGATAGATCAGAATGCAAAGTCAAAAGACTATCAAGAAATGTTTGAAGAACATATTCTTGGCTTTGATTACTCCGCTTTTAAACAAGTTGTTATTCTTGGAAAATCAAACTTTGTTCCATTTATGCAACTTACACCAGTTGAACGAAGAAAAATTATTGAGGGTTTGTTGGACCTTGATATCCTAGCTGATATGAATCAGTATGTTAAAGGACAGCTTGGTTCGTTAAAGGTAAGTATAGCCGAGAATGAGTCTCTGCTCAAGATCTCCCACGAAAAGATCAAGGCTCAGAAACAATTTATCGATCAGGTAAAGACGCACAATGCGGATGATATAAAATTAATTGATGAAAAAATACAATCATTTGAAGAAAACATAAAACTTAGCAAATCTGAAAGAAATGAGTTTGCAAAACAACTTGAAAAACTTTTAGGGGAGCAAGCAAAGTATCAAAAGACAGCGCAGTCTTTAAAAGATGTTCCTTTAATGCTAGCAAAGACAGAAGCATTAGAAACCACTCTAAAAGAAGAAATAGAATCTTTGAATACAGCCGCAATCTGTAAGTGCTGTGGTCAAGAGCTTCCATTAAAACAAAAGCAAAAGCATATCCAGGATAAAGAGACCAAACTTGTGGAATGCCAAAAGGCAATAAAAATTGCGCAAGACAAAAACCAAAAACTCCTTGACGCACAAAGCCAATACAATTCCTATAAAGAAGAAATCGACACGATGAATAACGATATCCTGGGAATAAATTATAGAATTGGAAATGGTGAAGAGAACGTAAAGCGACTGCAAAAGGAAAAGAAGGATAAGCAAGCATCCAACAATATCTCTTCCTTGGAAGAAAGTCTACACAAATCTGAATCTGAAAAACAAGAACTGGCTAATACTCTACAGACCCTGATCAATGAACAAATTCACTACGATGTTGTATACGATATTCTCAAGGATGGCGGTCTTAAGAGCCGCATCATCAAGCATTATGTTCCCATCATCAATGGACTCGTCAACAAGTTCCTCGGAAAGCTTAATCTCTATGTTGACTTCAACATCGATGAGGAGTTCAAGGAAACAATCAAATCACGATACCGAGACGCATTCTCATATTCCTCTTTCTCTGAGGGAGAGAAGCAGCGTATCGATCTGGCCATACTGATGACTTGGCGTGAAGTTGCCAAGATGAAAAACAGTTTAAACTGCAATCTTTTGATTTTTGATGAGATCTTGGATTCGTCGTTAGACGCAACAGGAACAGAGTCTTTCCTAAAGCTTCTCAATAAAATGAAAAACAAGTGTTCTATATTCATCATAAGCCACAAAGCAGATCAATTGGCAGATAAATTTGACCAGTCCTTGCAATTTGAAAAGAAAAATAATTTTTCTAAAGTAAAATCTTTTGGCTAAATATATTTGTATTAAAAGATATCGGAGTTATAATAAAACCTATGAATGAAGAGAGTTTTGAAAAGTTTACAAATCGCCGCAAGAATAAGCCTTCTGCATTCAGCAAGAAGCAACAGGCTAGAAATAAGCGTGGAAACAGACACGAACAAAAGCAAAAGCTGAACGATTCTATCTACCGTAAAGATTACGACTAATTTAGGAAATTTTTATATGACAACTGTGACTAAAATGCGTCTTTCTAAAGAAACATATACTATTTTAAAAAACTTTGCAGCAATAAATTCAAACCTGCATATTAAACCGGGAAACGTCTTAAAGACAAAATCACCCAACAGCAATATGCTTGTTCAGGCAAAGGTTGTTGATGACTTTGATGCAGACGTATACATTTGGGATTTGAATCAATTTCTTGGAATTGTGAGCATGTTTACAAATCCAGATCTTGAATTCAACGATACTTACGTATCCATAAGTAATGGAAGATCTAGTGTAAAATATTACTATGCTGAACCAAACATTCTTGACGTGCCCAAGCGGGACATCAAGATGCCAGCAACCACAATTAAATTTGATCTAGATGAAAAAGATCTAAATGAGTTGATTCGGGCAGCAAACATTCTTCAGGTCAGTGATTTGAAGATACTTGCATCTGATGGCAAGATTAAAATTATGGTATACGACAATGCACAGAACACTGCAAACAACTGTGAGATTACTGTGGATGAACACTATTCTGGAGATGATTACGAGGGACGGATTTCTGTGTCAGAACTAAAATTTGTTCCGGGTTCATATACAGTAGAACTTACAGATACAATAATCGGAAGATTTAATCACAAGTCTTTGAATTTGAGCTATACTATTGCCATCGAAAGGTAATACAGTGACTACTCCAGATAAGTTGCTTTGGGTTGAAAAATATAGACCCAAAACGCTGTCAGATTGCATTTTGCCGGAAGACCTAACCAATATCTTTAATGGTATGGTAAAAGAAGGCAAGATTCCAAACATGATGTTTTATGGTAAAGCTGGCACAGGAAAAACAACTGTTGCAAAGGCTATTGCCAATGATCTTGGTGCAGACAGCATAATTATAAACTGCTCAGAAGAAAACGGGATCGACACTCTTCGAACAAAAATTCGTGGATACGCATCAACTATGTCTTTGGGCGGAGGGCTGAAGATAATCATTCTTGATGAGTTTGATTATGCCAATGCACAATCAATCCAGCCAGCATTGAGAGGAGCGATTGAAGAGTTTGCAAAAAATTGCCGGTTTATAATGACCTGCAACTATAAAAATAGGATTATTGATCCTTTGCATTCAAGGTGCACTGGAATCGATTTTACTGTTCCTAACGCAGAAAAAGCTCATATTGCTTCTGGTATTCTAAAAAGAATTGAATACATTCTTACTCAAGAAAATGTTCCTTATGAAAAAACTGTTTTGGTTAATCTCGTAAAGAAGCATTTTCCTGATATCAGAAGAATAATTAATGAGATTCAGAGATATGCATCTTGTGGTAAGATTGATGTGGGTATTTTGGCACAAGGTAGTTCTGACTCATACAAAGAGCTGTTGTCATTTATGAAAAACAAAGATTTTGTCTCCTGTAGAAAATGGGTAGTACAAAATCTAGACTTGAACACGGCTGACTTCTTTAAGAGGCTTTATACTGAACTATATGTTAGCTTGAAACCAACCTCTATACCACAAGCAATCTTGATAATTGCCGAATACCAATATAAGTCGGCATTCGCAGCAGATCAGGAAATTAATACAATGGCTTTGGTTGTTCAACTTATGATGGAATGTGAATTTAATTAATGAAACTCAAAGATTTTCTTTCAAGCATCAACTATGATAAAAAAGCTTTACTGGATGGTGATGAAAATGCCAAAAAGCTATACCCAGCATTTGTTGTAAACAAATGCTTATCTTATTTTTCAGATACAATCTTTCATTCCAATGAGATGAATTGCGTTCCTTGGCTGGACAATAAAAGCCAATTTGATTACTATAGGCTCGGTGTAAGGAAGAAAAAAAGATTTTCTCCGTGGTTAAAGAAAGAAATTGAAGAAAATATATCAATAATAAAGCAAGTTTACGGATATACCGACAGCAAAGCGCAAGAAGTGCTAAATATTCTTGGACCAGAAGATATAAAAAATCTAAAAACATATTTGGAAAAAGGTGGTCCAAAAAATTAATAAAGGTGTGTTATGTCGGATAATTCAGATAAAGTATTTAAAGGCGTAGGTGTAGAAATAAAATTACAAGATCCTGAGGACTTCATGGTGATAAGGGAAACTTTATCAAGAATTGGAGTATCCCCTAAAGGAAAAAATATATTATATCAATCTTGCCACTTAATTCACAAAAACGAAGTATACATTATAGCCCACTTCAAAGAATTGTTTTCTTTGGATGGGCTACCTTCAAATGTTACCGAAGAAGACATTAAAAGAAGAAATGCTATAATTTCTCTTCTTGAAGAATGGGATCTGCTTGACGTAGTTGATAAGCATAAGATAAAAGATAAGATTCCAATCAACGCTTTGAAGATCATAAAACACGAAGAAAAGAATAACTGGAATTTAATTCCAAAATTTAATCCAGGTTCATTACGTAAATTTTTTAATTCATAAGGATGACTATGCACAAATTAACATTAACGATGATCGTAAAGAATGAGGCTCCAAACATCAAGAGATGTCTGGAATCTGTCGCACCATATATTGATTATTATGTCATTGCTGACACGGGTTCAATTGATGACACAAAAAAGATAATCAAAGAATTTTTTGATGAGAAAGGAATTGCTGGAGAAATCCTTGATCATAAGTGGGAAGACTTTGGTACAAATAGAACCAATGTACTGAAGCACTGCTATGGTAAAACAAAGTGGGCGTTGATGATCGATGCCGATGACAACATCGAAGGAACGCTCCCTGTAGATAAGTTTGACGAAACCTTGGATGGTTATGTTGTAAAGATTGTTCGTGGATCCATGACATGGTACCGAGCACAAGTTTTTAATCTGGGCAAGAAGCAATGGTGGTTCGAAGAGCCTTTGCATGAATACGCTATCTGCGAACAGCCAATGAATGTTCAAAGACTTGAGGGAGATTATTCCTGGAATGTTAGAACAGAAGGTTGTCGTTCCCGAGAAGTAAACAGCGATAGAGAAAAATATGCGAGAGATTATTTTACTCTAAAGAAATATCTTGAAAAAGATACTCAATCAGTAAGAAAGCAGTTTTATGCAGCACAATCTGCATTTGATGCTCAGCTTTATGAAATTGCGGAAAAAGAATATCTTGAAAGAATTAAGATGGGCAACTGGCCAGAGGAAATTTTTTATTCTTGGATAAGAATTGGAATCTGCAGAGAAATTTTAGGAAAATCTTTACCAGAAGTCGCAGATGCATTTATGAATGCATTTGAAGCAAGACCAAACAGAGCCGAGGCACTTTACCATCTTTCTTGTGTGTACAGAAAGTATGAGCGACCACGAAATGCATTTTTGGTTGCGGCACAGGCTCTTACAATCCAGGCTCCCAAGGAAGATATTTTGTTTGTAGATCATTCAGTATATCAATGGGGAATATTGGATGAAATTGCCACAACCGCTTTCTATGTTGGAAAAATTCACATGGGCTTGGCTGCTTGTGAAAAATTGCTGTCAGAAAAATACCTTCCCGATGTTCACAGGGAAAGAATAATGAAGAATAAAGAAGTTTACCAAAAAGCAGTTGAAGAATTTAACCAACATGCAAATAAAGTGGCAGCAGAAAGACAAAAAACAGTAGAACAAAGCCAAAATAAAACAACTCTTGGCGTAGATCTACGAAAGGCCGAAACCGTTAAGTTATAATGGTTTAAAACATCTAAATATTTAATAATAGCCTAGTAACATAGGCTATTATTTTTTGGAGCATCTATGAGCGCTAACTATGACATATCAATAATACAGGGAGACAGTTTTAGATGGGCCATGTACCTAGACAATGGCGGGACTGCATACGACCTTAGCGGTTGCACGCTTTCCATGCAGTTAAGAAAAGGCTACTATCCGTCAACCTTAGTTGCTTCATACGTTATAAATGTTCCAACAGGATTTACTGGTGCGACAATGCCAGAAGGAATGTTTGGTGGTTTGTGTGCATCTGCAACGGGAGGAACAATATACGTTTCAATTGGTGCAACGTATACCAGCCAGCTTACTCCAAATTCTACACCAAAATATGATTTGCAAATCATCAACCCGGTGGGAAATACGGTTACTACAATTTTAAGAGGAACAATAGAAGTTCTAGATGAGGTTACCAGAATATAATGCCAGACATTACTGTGAGTAATGATGGTTCTTATCCAACATTAAATGTTCAAGTTGCGCAGCAGACACCATCATTTATAGCCAATCCTAATGTTACTCAGGTAACCGTAGAAGATGCGGGTGAATATCCCAGTTTAACAGTAACAACTGGTTCACAGTACCCTACATTAATAATAACGCCCCCCCAAGAAATAATAATAGGTGGAGGCGGTGGAAGCAGCGTAGCTGGTAGGGACGGCGCACAAGGAACGCAGGGAACACAGGGTTCTCAGGGAATCCAAGGAATTCAGGGAATAAGAGGTCTACAGGGAAATCCTGGAGACAGATATAGCACAAAATCTGCAACCTCATTAACTGTTGGTTCTTTGACGACAGTTACAATGACGGTTTCGGATAATGATCTAGCTTACATTCCAAAACAAGAAGTAGTTGTTGTAAGTTCTGTTAACCCAAATGTTTATTTTAATGCAACTGTAGTATCTTACTCTGGCTACACTTTGGTTATCAATGTAACCAGTCAAACTGGTAGCGGAACATACAGTGCTTGGGGTGTAAATCTTACTGGTATACAAGGCCCCCCCGGAAATACTGGTGCAACAGGTTCAATAAGCATAAACGAGCAACTTTTTGATCAAAATACTGGAATAACAAAAACTGCAAGTTTCACAACAGGAACCTCCGGATTAGCAAGAAAATTAGTATTTTTGGCTCAAGATGGAAGTTTAACATTCGATTACATAAGAAATTATGATGTATTTAATCCTGCAGATTTAACGTTTGCAATTTCTAGTTTTACATCAAATATTTCTTCAAGTAATTTGATTGGATCTGGAAACTTCAGTTTAAATTCAAAGACGGCAACTATTGCTTATTCTGCTGTAAGCATTCCTACTGGACTTACTTTATCAATTTCTTCTGGCTTTGGATTCCCAATTACGGTCAGTTCACCATATACATCATATAATTTTACAAGCGCTGCTGGTGTAACATATTCAAGTCCACCACAGACAATAACATTAACAGCAACCGCTAGAAATGCTTCTGGATCAAGTTCAGTAGCAACTTTAAATTTTAGTTTTATAAACAATATTTATTATGGAGTTTCCAGTAATACTACTTTGACCTCAGCTGAGGTAATTGCCTTAACCCCAGTTTTACAAAATTCAAAATCTTACACTTTTACTGTAACTCCCGGGGAGGGACAATATATTTACTACGCATATCCACAAAGACTGGGGACAGTAATATTTACAGTAGGTGGATTTCCAGGTGGATTTAATATTCCAGTAAGTTTGTCTGTCACAAATAGCAATGGTTATGCTGAAAACTACTACATATATGGGAGCATTAACCCTAGTTTAGGTAGCACCACGGTTGTAGTCACTTAATTAATTTTTCTGAAAAATGCCAATAACAATTATTGACATCCTTAAACAGGCTAATAGATCTGCTAATATTAGTGGCTCCGCTTTTTTCTATCTTTTAGATTCCGTAGATATAAACTTTAAAATTGACGGGATACAGGTAGATAATACTTTAGTACCAGAATTAATAAAAAATAAAAAATATCTTCTTAAGAATGTTTCAAATTTACATCCAAATTTTGGTACAATAACCGGGGTTCAGAATAATGATATTGTGTTTTATAACACAGATATAGCTACTCCTGCCTTTCAAATTTTTATTGATGTAAGCAATTCAGTAACCAGAGGCGGACAGCTAGTTTATAACAGCCCAGAAGGCCAGCTTTATTATTATGATGGATTGACTGGAAGTGAGCAGTGGAAAGTCGTTGGTTCCGGTGCGGGATCTGGTGCAACAGGTGCAACAGGTGCAACTGGACCGAGAGGTGGCACAGGAAATACCGGAGCATCTATAACATCTCTTTACATTCAAGGTGGAGATCTTTATTATGAAATTACAGATGTAAATGGAAATGTTACAACAGGTTCTGCTGGACTTATTCCTCTTGGCCCCACTGGAGCAACAGGTTCACAAGGAATCCAAGGCCTTCAAGGTAATCGTGGAAATACGGGCTCCGTTGGTCCGGTAGGGTATGATGGACGCCGAGGAGCACAGGGAACTCAAGGAATACAAGGCACACAGGGTTTATTTGGTTTACAAGGATTCCAAGGAATCCAAGGACTTGTTGGTTCTCAAGGAACACAAGGTTTACAGGGAATTCAAAGCCCACAAGGAACACAAGGTCTTCAAGGTTTTCAAGGAATTCAAGGTTTACGGGGTTCCCAGGGGTTACAAGGACTTCAGGGGACGCAATCCCCACAGGGACTCCAAGGAATCCAAGGTTTAGTAGGTTCTCAAGGCTTACAAGGTATTCAGGGAAATCGTGGATCAACAGGCTCTGTTGGTCCCGTTGGTTATGATGGGCGTAGAGGCCCCCAAGGCATACAAGGTTCTCAGGGAATACAAGGATTTCAAGGTCTACAAGGAAACCAAGGAATCCAAGGCATTCAAGGAATTCGTGGACCGCAAGGAACACAGGGACTACAAGGAATTTTTGGAGTTCAGGGGTACCAAGGTCTCCAAGGAGTTCAGGGTTTACAGGGAACACAAGGAACCCAAGGAATTTTTGGTATTCAGGGCTACCAAGGAATTCAAGGTATACAAGGAAATGTTGGCTCTCAGGGTATTCAAGGCATTCAAGGTATTATTGGAAACAGAGGAAATACTGGTTCAGTAGGACCTGTTGGATATGATGGGCGTAGAGGATCGCAGGGAACTCAAGGAATACAAGGTATTTTTGGAAACCAAGGACTACAAGGAATCCAAGGATCGCAAGGTATTCCCGGTCAAGCTGCAGCACAAGGATATCAAGGTCTCCAAGGTGTACAAGGCTTGCTTGGTATTCAGGGAATCCAAGGCCTGCAGGGAGCACAAGGAATACAGGGTGCTCAGGGTAGACAAGGATTGCAGGGTCTACTTGGCAATCAAGGAACGCAAGGGATTCAAGGAACACAAGGATTCCAAGGTGTTCAAGGAATACAAGGATCAAATGGAAACCAAGGTATACAGGGTATCCAAGGCATCCAAGGAACTCAAGGTGTTCAAGGAATTATTGGATCTAGAGGAAACACTGGTTCTGTAGGTCCTGTGGGATACGATGGTCGCCGTGGCACACAAGGAACGCAGGGATTACAAGGTTTATTTGGAAACCAAGGACTACAAGGAATCCAAGGATCGCAAGGTATTCCCGGTCAAGCAGCTGCACAAGGATACCAAGGCCTTCAAGGCGTCCAAGGCTTGCTTGGTATTCAAGGAATCCAAGGTCTACAAGGATTGCAGGGAAACCAAGGAACTCAAGGTGTTCAAGGTATACAAGGAATTTTTGGTATTCAAGGAATTCAAGGAATTCAAGGTACGCAAGGCGTTCAGGGGCGCCAAGGGGTACAAGGAACACAGGGCGTACAAGGAATACAGGGACTTGTGGGTTCTCAAGGAACTCAAGGTCTTCAAGGTATTCTTGGAATTAGAGGAAATACTGGTTCCGTTGGACCTGTAGGATACGATGGCCGTCGCGGAACCCAAGGTGCTCAAGGCATACAAGGTTTAATTGGAACCGGAGTACAAGGTATACAGGGTGTACAAGGTATCCGAGGAAATGATGGTTCTCAAGGAATCCAAGGAATTCAAGGATTTTTTGGTGTACAAGGAATTCAAGGAGTTCGGGGATTCCAAGGAATCCAAGGCATACAAGGTCAAACTGGAATACAGGGTATTCAGGGAACCCAAGGTCTGCAGGGCATACAAGGTGCTCAGGGACTGCAGGGAGTCCAGGGAACACAGGGTCTTTTTGGTGTAAGAGGTAATACTGGTTCAGTTGGTCCTGTAGGTTATGATGGTCGTAGAGGCTCACAGGGTATACAAGGAGCCCAAGGAATTCAAGGGCGTCAAGGTTTGCAAGGTTTGCTCGGAAACCAAGGCACTCAAGGTTTGCAAGGGTTGCAGGGATCTCAAGGAACTCAAGGTCTACAAGGTCTCCTCGGTACACAAGGAAGTCAAGGAATCCAAGGACTACAGGGGGTTCAAGGAACCCAAGGAATACAGGGTCTTCGTGGAAATCAAGGTCTCCAAGGTCTTCAAGGAACTCAAGGATTACAAGGTCCTAAAGGAGATTCAAGCTCCGGTTCTTCTGGATACAATTCTGGAATACTTTTCAGATATGAAGAACCAAACTCAATATTAAATCCAGGAACATTCCAATTAAATATTTGTGATTTCCAAAATCCAGGTGGCGGTGGAGTTGGTCTTTGCCCACAAAATTCTGTTTCAAACCCGTCAGACCCGACTTTAATATTCATTTCAAGCGCAGACGCAAATAGCATTGGAATTTCTGGTTATATAAACACTTGGTGGGGATCACCAAATGAACCAAAGGGATATTTGTATATTCGTGAAAGAAAGTTTGATTCCGATGAATATATTTTAGTTTATGAATTAACTTCAATAAATCAACCCGGTTCAGATGTTTATTATGAATATGATGATGTAGACGATTATTATGCGTTTCCTATAAGATATCTTTCTGGTGAAACTGGCCCGTCACCGGGAATTACGTATGCATTTAATTTCTATCCAACAGGATTTAGTGGCGCAACATCTGGTGGAATACAGGGAATTCAAGGATCTCAAGGAATACAAGGATCACAAGGTTTACAGGGTCCACAAGGAATCCAAGGTAGACAGGGAATACAGGGTATTCAAGGCTCCCAAGGAATTCAAGGGATACAAGGCCGTCAAGGATTGCAAGGAATTGGTGGCTCTCAAGGAACTCAAGGTTTACAAGGAATATTTGGCCCCCAAGGAACTCAAGGCCTACAAGGAACTCAAGGTCTTCAAGGTATTCTTGGAATTAGAGGAAATACTGGTTCCGTTGGACCTGTAGGATACGATGGTCGCAGAGGTGTCCAAGGTGCACAGGGTTTGCAGGGAATTCAAGGAATCCAGGGGCAGCAAGGATCACAAGGAATTCAGGGACTACAAGGCAGTCAAGGAATTCAAGGAATACAAAGCCCACAAGGAACTCAAGGTTTACAAGGTATAGCGGGTTCACAGGGTACTCAAGGTCTACAAGGTCTTGCAGGTTCACAGGGAACCCAGGGCATACAAGGAATTCAAAGCCCACAGGGTACCCAAGGCCTTCAAGGTCTTATTGGACCACAGGGTACACAAGGGCTTCAAGGAATTATTGGAACCCAAGGCTTACAAGGCATTCAAGGCTTGCGTGGTGCACAAGGAGCTCAAGGTCTTCAAGGACTTGCAGGTTCTCAAGGAGCTCAAGGTCTTCAAGGGCTTGCAGGATCTCAAGGAGCTCAAGGTCTTCAAGGGCTTGCAGGATCTCAAGGGGCTCAAGGTCTCCAAGGACTTTTAGGAACACAAGGAAGACAAGGCTTACAAGGTATTGGTGGATCCCAAGGAACTCAAGGTCTTCAAGGACTTTTAGGAACACAAGGAGCTCAAGGCCTACAAGGGATTATTGGTTCTCAAGGAACTCAAGGTCTTCAAGGTATTGTTGGAATTAGAGGAAATACCGGATCAGTTGGGCCTGTTGGATATGATGGTCGTAGAGGTATACAGGGGACCCAAGGTGTTCAAGGTATCCAAGGGTCACAAGGAATTCAAGGTATAGCTGGCTCACAAGGTGCCCAAGGATTACAAGGAATTCAAAGTCCACAGGGAACTCAAGGATTACAAGGTATAGCTGGTTCACAGGGTGCCCAAGGCTTACAGGGAATACAAGGTATTCAAGGGTCTCAAGGAAGACAAGGTATACAAGGACTTGTAGGTTCTCAAGGAACTCAAGGTCTCCAAGGTGTTTTGGGTTCTCAAGGAACACAAGGTATCCAAGGGATTATCGGTTCTAGAGGAAATACCGGATCAGTAGGACCTGTCGGTTATGATGGCCGCAGAGGAACACAAGGAATACAGGGTATTCAAGGTATTCTTGGTAGACAGGGCATTCAAGGTCTTGTAGGACCGCAAGGAACACAAGGTATACAAGGAATTCAAAGTCCACAGGGAACTCAAGGACTTCAAGGAATTGTTGGCTCACAGGGAACTCAAGGCCTCCAAGGGCTTTTAGGTTCTCAAGGAACACAAGGTCTACAAGGTATTGCTGGCTCTCAAGGAACACAAGGTATTCAAGGAATTGCTGGTTCACAAGGAACACAAGGTCTTCAAGGATCACAAGGAATACAAAGTCCACAGGGAACTCAAGGACTTCAAGGACTTCAAGGTTTACAAGGCCGTCAAGGCATTCAAGGTATTGCTGGGTCTCAAGGAACTCAAGGTCTCCAAGGGCTTTTAGGTTCTCAAGGAACACAAGGCCTTCAAGGAATTATTGGTTCACAGGGAACTCAAGGACTTCAAGGACTTCAAGGTTTACAAGGCCGTCAAGGCATTCAAGGTATTGCTGGTTCTCAAGGAACACAAGGTCTTCAAGGGCTTGTAGGTTCTCAAGGAACTCAAGGTCTGCAAGGAATTGTTGGTTCTCAAGGAGCTCAAGGTCTTCAAGGAATTCTTGGAATTAGAGGAAACACTGGTTCTGTAGGACCTGTTGGATATGACGGTCGTAGAGGAATACAAGGAGCGCAAGGCATTCAAGGTATTCTTGGTGTTCAAGGTATTCAAGGTATTGCTGGGTCTCAAGGAACACAGGGAATTCAAGGAACCCAGGGTCTCCAAGGTATTCTTGGAACACAGGGAGCACAAGGACTTCAAGGTCTGCAAGGTCGTCAAGGAACTCAGGGCCTTCAAGGTATTGCAGGATCGCAGGGAGCTCAGGGCCTTCAAGGAATTGCAGGATCTCAAGGAACTCAAGGTATTCAAGGTATTGTGGGTTCACAGGGAATTCAAGGTATTCTTGGAATTAGAGGAAACACTGGTTCGGTTGGACCTGTAGGATATGATGGTCGTAGAGGAATACAGGGAATTCAAGGAACTCAGGGAATTCAAGGTTTACAGGGTTCTCAGGGAACTCAAGGCATACAAGGTGTACAGGGAATACAGGGAAGACAAGGAACTCAGGGACTTCAAGGTATTGTAGGTTCTCAAGGAACGCAAGGACTCCAAGGAATTGTTGGCTCGCAAGGCACTCAGGGTTTGCAGGGAATTGTTGGTTCCCAAGGAACACAAGGTCTCCAAGGTGTTGTAGGGCCACAAGGAACTCAAGGTATACAGGGAATTCAAAGCCCGCAGGGAACTCAAGGTATACAGGGTATACAAGGTTTGCAGGGAAGACAGGGAATACAGGGAATACAGGGTCTGCAAGGAATTGGTGGTTCACAGGGAACTCAAGGCTTACAAGGTATTGGTGGATCGCAGGGGACTCAAGGGCTTCAAGGAATTCTTGGTTCTCAAGGAACACAGGGACTTCAAGGAATTGTTGGTTCTCAAGGAACTCAAGGTCTCCAAGGAATTCAAAGTCCTCAAGGAAGACAAGGGCTGCAAGGAATCGCTGGGTCGCAAGGAACACAAGGTCTTCAAGGAATTATTGGTTCCCAAGGAACACAGGGTCTTCAAGGTATATTTGGAGCCAGAGGAAATACAGGCTCTGTTGGTCCAGTTGGATATGACGGGCGTAGAGGTACACAGGGAGTACAAGGAAATCAAGGTATTCAAGGCCATCAGGGAATTCAGGGAATTGTTGGTTCCCAAGGAATACAGGGTTTACAAGGGACACAAAGTCCACAAGGAATTCAAGGTCTTCAAGGTATTCAAGGTCGCCAAGGAACTCAAGGTCTTCAAGGTATTGTTGGTTCTCAAGGAACTCAGGGTCTTCAAGGTATTGGCGGTTCTCAAGGAACTCAAGGCCTTCAAGGTATTGGTGGACCACAAGGAACACAAGGCATCCAAGGAATTCTTGGTATAAGAGGAAATACAGGCTCTGTAGGACCTGTTGGATATGATGGGCGTAGAGGTATACAGGGAATCCAGGGAACACAAGGTATCCAAGGCAGACAGGGGCTGCAAGGCCTTATTGGAGTCCAAGGCATACAAGGCATAGGCGGTTCACAGGGAACTCAGGGCCTTCAAGGAATTGGTGGTTCTCAAGGAACACAAGGTTTGCAAGGTACAGATGGTTCTCAGGGGACACAGGGGCTACAAGGTTCTCAAGGAATTCAAAGTCCTCAAGGTACTCAAGGATTACAGGGAATCCAGGGTCGCCAAGGCATACAAGGAATAGGTGGCTCACAGGGAACTCAGGGGCTTCAAGGTATTCAAGGTCGCCAAGGAACTCAAGGTCTTCAAGGCATTGTTGGTTCTCAAGGAACTCAAGGTCTTCAAGGTATAGTTGGATCTCAAGGAACACAGGGTCTACAGGGAATTGTCGGACCACAGGGGACACAAGGGCTCCAAGGTATTGGTGGATCTCAAGGAACACAGGGTCTACAGGGAATTGTCGGACCACAGGGGAGACAAGGGCTCCAAGGTATTGGTGGATCTCAAGGAGCTCAAGGTCTTCAGGGTATCGGTGGGTCTCAAGGAACTCAGGGTCTACAAGGCATTGGTGGCTCACAAGGAGCTCAAGGTCTTCAAGGAATAGGTGGCTCACAAGGAATTCAAGGC